ACGCACGAGTAGTAATCCTACCTTCACGAATAAGTTGCCTAGGGGGAACTTCACCAAGTTCCCTTACCTTCTGACGAAACCACTTGATACTTCTATCTTTGCCGCCCGTCTTTTCTAGTACACTTTAAATTATCTCAGCCATACATCTATTTATACGACTATCCTAGATGGTCTTCAGTTAGTATCTTAAATTCCATCTTTCTGTCGTTACAATATTCTATCGCTGCTTCCCACTTTGCCTTGTTCACACCCCATGTACGGACTTCTTGAACAAATCGTGATGTCTTACGTTTTGGTTGTTTGGGAGGGCCACATTGTGCTTTGGGTTTGACTTCTATCAACAATTTCTTGATAGAACCATCAGACTGTTTTACCTTGACATAGAAATCTGGAAAATAACGGTGGATACGACCATCCAGAGGGGAACGGTAAGGTATGATAATTTCCTCACTTCCCCATTCTAAAATGTTGTCATTCCTATCACAGTAAACCATGAACTTGCGTTCCCAAAGGCTTCTATAAATAATATTAGATGAATCGCCCTTGTATTTTTTCGGTTTTGATGGAATATATCTACCTCTGTATGCCATGCCGATATAAATACTTTCACAATGTATAGGACTATTTAGAATGGCACTACTACCAGCAATCAATAGAAAATCCGGCCCGAGTACAGGGAGTTCTTTCCTAAGTTACCCTAGTGAACTAGGAACTATGGAGAGACATAATCACTATGTGATTTTCTATATCAACCAACAAGCCAAATCACAGGTGAAGTTTGGTGAAGGTGCATATAACAGTAATGTAGATACAAACAACGAGGCGACAACTCTTACTATCAAGAGAGCCCCGACTAAAAGACTATCTCAAGCGATTGCACTGTATATGCCTGCACAGTTGGAAGTTGCTCATACTGCAAACTATGGGGAACAGGAAATGGGTGCCGCAGTCGCAATGGCAATGAGTGCCTTACAGGATTCTGGTGAAGGTATCTCAATGGATGCGATTGCAAAACAGATTACGGCATCTGGTGCAGACGTTATAAATGATATGGCAACAAAGGCTCTAGATGCAACAATCGCTACGGGCGCTGTTGCAGCCAGAGATATTCGTGCTGGTAAAATCAGAAACAATCGTTCAGAGATGGCGTTTGAGGGTATTGGTAGAAGAGAGTTTAACTTCTCGTTCTCACTACTTCCTAAGAATGCACGAGAGGCAAATGACATCGAACAGATTGTAACTGCATTTAGGTATCATGCGATGCCAGAGATTGATGGTTCAGATGCAACTGGTAGAACCATGATTGCACCATCCACATTCGACATTCAATACAAACCAGATGCACACCTACACAAAATCTCGACTTCTGTACTTACTGGTGTCTCTGTAAAGTATGGTGGTGAGAGAGTACAGTTCTTCAAAGATGGACATCCAGTACAGACAGAACTTACACTGTCATTCAAGGAACTAGAGATTATCACAAAAGAACGTATTGCGGCAGGATTCTAATTATGGCATATTTCAGTCAATTCCCCAGAGTAGATTACGATGTTCGTGGTGATGGAGTCATTCATCAGATGACAGACATTACACGCCGTATTCGTTTCAAAGATTACATGAAAAGAAACTATGTCACCTTTGACTACTATGATGTTAAGTCTGGAGAAACCCCAGAATACATTGCAGACCAGTTTTATGGTGATCCAGAACTGCATTGGGTTATTCTTCTAACAAACGATGTAATGGACATCTATACAGACTGGCCAATGAAAACCAATCAGTTTGAAGCATTCGTTGCATCGAAGTATGATGATCCAAACGGAATTCATCACTACTGTTTCGCACAGGAATCTGGTGACAGTACAGTTCTTATTGACTTACCAAACGACTCTGCAACAACTCTTCCAGCAGGCGCACTTGCTGTCACAAACTACGAACACGAAGAAAAGATACAGGAAGAGAAAAGAAGGATTAGACTTATCCAACCTAGATTTATTGATCAAATCAAAAAAGAATTCAAAAACAAGATGAACGGATAATATCATGGCGGAGATAAATTACGCTGGTGAATTTGTAGTTGAAGAATGTACGTTGTACACAGTTGGTGGCCTTGAGTTGGACTTGAGGGAACAGGTTGCAACTATAACTATTTTTGAGGACATCTTTTCTAATTCTATCACTGGTAATATTTCTTTTGTAGATACAAACAACCTTACTGCAAATGCATCTATCGTAGGACAAGAGAAACTAAAACTTGTTATCGTAACACCTAACGCAGATGACAAGAACGACAGAGGAATGGCAGTCAACTTTTCTGACACCCCCTTGCACGTTTATCAAGTAGGTTATACCACAAATATTACTGACAGGACAAAGACATTCAGTCTTAGATTCACAACTGCTGAGATGATGAGAAACAACCGTATTCGTGTTGCACAGGCATACGAAGGTGAACCGTCAGTAGAGATTGTAAAGAAGATTGTTCGTGACCCAGAACTACTCGACTCCAAGAAAGAGTTCTATTACGAAGAAACAAGCAATCTGTTCAAACTCGTTGCACCAAACAAACGGCCGTTTGACTTCATCAATGCACTTGCAAAAAGATGCCTGTCAAAGGAGTATAATTTTGCTCCATCATTTCTATTCTATGAGACTGTCAAGGGATACTACTTCAGAACCATCGACAGTATGATGGACAGGAAGAATCCTCGTATGGTATTCAAAGAAGTTACACCAACAGATGACCCAGACAATGTAGGTTTGAACCTTACCAATATTCTAGAATATCAAGTACAGAACTCTACAGACACAATTCTACAGGCACGTTCTGGTATGTTCGGTTCAGACTTATTGTTACTTGATATGTACAACAAATCATACAAACACTTTGAGTATGACTATTTGGAAGAGTTTGATAACAGTGTTCATGTAGATGAACACAATGCATATAGTTCTGCAAAGGCTCCAACATTCTCAGAGGCACCAGACAAGTACGGTAACAAAATTACAGAGTATCCAAAGTCTGCATTATATGTACAGACTATCGAAAGAGATGTAGTTGATGGACTACTGAACCCTGCTTGGGAAACTGCAATCGACTACAACGGAACTGACTTGTGGTTACAGAAGAGAAAGTCTAGACTTGCTTCTCTGGACACTGCAATCACACTTAGACTAAAGGTAAATGGTAATACCACTTTACAGGCAGGAGATTTAGTTGGTGTTGTTCTGAAGAACCAGACTGACACTGATTCTGCACAAGACCCATACCTCACTGGTAGATACCTTGTTACCAAACTAAGACACGAGTTTACAAAGGACGCAGGCAAGAATACACATACACTGCACCTAGACTGTGTTCGTGACACAGTACAAAAAGCATATCCATCATCTGGTATTGCAATCGAAGATGGTGGTAATTCAACCGAAGAACTAATCCCCAGAGGTTCATCTGACCCTGGCGATGTAGCATTTTAGAAGGAGGGCCAACGACAACTCAAATCTTGTTATGTATTTTAACTCAAACATGAAAGAGGCAAAGATGACTGCAAAACTCAAAAACCGAATTAAGAAAATGAACTTCCAAAAACAAGTAAACAGAAGAATCGAGGTTGAGAAAAAAGAGGAAACTAAATACTATGAAGAGATATATCGAAAACGAACTATGGAGTTGTTAGGAATAAACAATGATAACATTTACGGAACTGCAAGAGGGTGTCTATGACCCCAACATATTCAAAGCGATTTTCCTAGCCGGCGGCCCTGGCTCTGGTAAGTCTTATGTTGTTCGCAGAACAACTGGTGGACTTGGCATGAAGATTGTCAACAGTGATGACATATATGAAAAGATGTTGAAGGACGCTGGACTAGAAGCAACACCAGAGGATATCTATTCTGATGAAGGACAAGAGATTCGTGGTAGAGCAAAGGCAGTTACTAAACGTATGCAAGGTAACTTTCTAGATGGTAGACTTGGACTTATCATTGATGGCACTGGTAAAGACTATGACAAGATTGCCAAACAGGTTGCTGGACTAAAGGGTATTGGTTATGAATGTTCCATGATTTTTGTCAACACTTCACTGGATACTGCACAAGAACGTAATAGACAGCGTTCTCGCACACTACCAGAGAAAGAGGTGGAGGCAATGTGGAATGGCGTTCAACAGAATATGGGTAAGTTCCAAAGATTGTTTGGTGCATCCAACATGATTATCGTGGATAACAATGATGCTGGTGAGGATGTATTCAATAAAGTATGGAAGCGAATCGCAATGCTGATTCGCAAAAAAGTATCGAATCCAACCGCAAAACGGTGGATTTCCCAAGAATTAGCAAAGAAAAAACGCTAATTATTTTCAAAAAAATGGCAAAGCCCTGTTTTTACAGGGCTTTTTTTTAGCAAAAACGCTTGACTTTTGTTGTAAAAGCAGGTAGGATCAATATGTAAGTTGAGAGAAAGAGGTAATCAAATGTTTCGTATTCCTAATTATTTCCAGATAAACATGACTTGGGATGAGGCGGTTCGCACCATCAAGGGTCGTGGTAACGGCAATCTTCTTGATGGTATGGAAGCCATGAACGAGGCGTGGAATGACCACGTTAATGAGATGCTCGATGATGACAGTGATTTCTATGAACATTGGATGTATGAGGTGAACGCCTTCAACATCGTGTTTGAGGGTATGGGTAAACTTTTCAAAGAGGCTGCGTAATGGACTACATTGAACAAGTCATTGCTGATTTCATGGAAATCGGTTACACTGAAAAAGAAGCAACCGCCCTTGCATGGGCAAAATTCGTGGAGGCAATATAATGGATTATATAAACAAACTACAACTAGAGTATACATTCTTTACAGATATGTTGAAATCTCTAGAAAAGAAGAAAAAGAAAACCCCTGGCAACGGATTTGCAATAATGAAGTGCAAGGAAAAGATTGCAGAACTTGACGCAATCTTTGATGAAATTGACTATGCAACACAGGTGACATACGACTAATGGGAGTCTTAC